ATGCCAAACGGCGAGATCCTTGAGAGAGTCATATTTGACCCTGCCAACATCAGGTCAACCAACGCAGCATTTGACCCGGCCAACAAGGGCAAATCCGCTCTACTTGGTGGACTAGGTGGCGCTGCAGTTGTTGGCGGTTCGATGACGCCAGAAGAGGCTCAAGCTGGGCCTTTGAGTGCTGGCGCGCGTCGCATTATTGATCCTCGTTTTAGTCAGCCAGTTGCTGGTGGCAGCACAAGAAAGGGCGTGCTAACCGATCTCGAGGGAATGGAGACAACTATTGATCCAAGGCTAATGAATATTGGCCGTTCAGAGGCGCTATACGATTACGAGGGAAGCCCTTACATATTGACCCAATCTGACAGGTCAGCGGCTGGTGGCGTGGTGACTAGCGTCAAGGGCAAGGAAATCGACCCAGTAAACTTGCGCGGCGGTCGAGACTTCATGTTCGATCCACAGTCTGGAGACCTTGTCTGGGCATCCGATCCAGCCGTAGTCAAGTCGATGTACAAACGCGCACTGGAGCTACGCAAGCTCTATGGTAAAGACCCGCTACTGTTGCCGTACACAATGGCTCCAACTGGTATTGACTTTGCCACTATGCCGCTGGATGTGATGATCAACTACGCTCGACAGGGTATGGGAAGATCAGACATCAAAAGGCTGGACGAGCAAATCAGGAAGGTCATCCCAAGCTGGAAGGGGGTCATGAACCCTGAGGCTAATGCTGTGTTTCGTGAGGTCCACGGCAATAAGCGCAAGGCTGTGGCAAACATTATTGATAAGCAGTTCAGAGACGTTGAGGGCGGATTATCAATTGGAGAAGCTCGCGCAGCTACAAGTGACGCGGCTCAGTACATGGCTCCTGACGGCAGCATTCAAAATATCGGTCAGATTGAGATTTCAAACACGTCATCAAGGGATCAGCTGTCAGATCATCCGACGTATCGTGGTGGCCTAAAAGGCCAAGGCATTGGCAAGCTGGACGTTGATATTGACGCCAGAGAGCTGATGGAGGACAAGGGCCGCGAGCTAACTGGAGATGCTGCAGACATACGCGCACTGAGCATGAACCATGAGTTGAGCCAAGGCGTAATTGACGAAAAACTTCTACGCAGGCTTTACGACAAGCAACGTCCACGAATCGAAGCGATCAGCGAAAAGTTCGGTGTAAGCATCCCGATTGCGGCTATGGCACTTATGGCTGGCCCAGAAGAGGCTCAAGCTGGACCGATTAGTGCTGCGGCCAAACGTGCAATACAGAAGGGTTACACTAAGGACGTATACCACGGCACAACTCAAGACTTCGACCAAATAGACCCCGACGCCGTTGACCTCGGTGTTCATGTAGGTACACCGGTCCAAGCCAAGAATCGTTTGCTAGACACTGCTGACAGTAGCACCCGTGGGAGGTTTGCTGGCGTATACGATGAGGGTGCCAACATCATGCCGCTCAAGGCTCGCATGAACAAAACCCTGCAAATGCCCGATGTTGGTGACTGGAAAAATAGCTATGATGTGCTGGTAGGGCTAAGGAATACACCGATCTGGCGTAAAAACAGTGCCAAAATACAGGATCTTGAAGAATACGCCGATGAAATTCAGGGCCAGTATTACGGCGGCGATGAGGTGTGGCGCGACAGCCCTGAGAACAGGGAGATACTTGACGAGATCAACACAATGCTGTCTGACTCTGGCTATGACTCCATCATGTATAGGAACGACGTGGAGAACGCCTACGGGTCTGACGCAGGATTAACGCCAGCGGCAGAGCAGCGCAAGGCCGCAATAAGTAGAGAGATTAACGCGCTAGACCAAGAGGTTCGTAGCAGGCTGCCCCAGATACCGGAGGGCAGCGATCCAGACTTCGACGCGAAGCTAGCAGCCTACATTGCTGGCAACCCTGACCAAGTAATAACGCCAGCCGAGACAGCCAGGCGCGCCCAGTTACTCGACGAAAGCAGGGCGCTCAGTAGCGACCCAACAAGCCAAGCAGACCCGAATAGCTACATTATCTTAGACCCTGACGCCAACTTGCGCTCGAAAAACGCCCAGTTTATAGATGAGCGTGGAAACCTGCTGGCATCTGTTGGTACAGGTCTGGGTATTGGAATCGCAGGCTCCATGACACCGGAAGAGGCTCAAGCTGGACAAGCTGGAATGGGCGGGATGGGCGTAAGGTCAGCCCCTACAGCCGATGACGAAGAAGCAATGCTGGCGGCTCAACCACCGGCCCCAACTGGTGGAGATCTTTTGCGTCAAGCCAATGATGAGTTTATGGGCGGCATCATGACAGAGCCAAGATCCTATATGGGCGACATTGAGAAAGCGTTGCTTGGCGGCATCATGCAGACCGCTGGTATGGCAGATTTAGCCGCTGACGTGTTTTCAAGCCTAGCGGCGCCGGTTATGTCGGCACCTGGTGCAATAGGTCGTTATGTGGCTGACAGGTACATACCTGGGGCCAACTACTCTGCCGAGGACATAGCAAGAGAGCGCAAGGCTACTGAGGATTACTTCAACTACCAGCCAAGGACCGAGCTTGGGCCTCAGTACGGCGAGCAAGCCATGCAAGCAATAGGTGGCGCCATTGGGCCGTACATTCCCGCAATCAAAAAGGCTGCAGACGATAGCTACATACTTGGGGCAATGAGGAAGGGATACGATTACTTGGGCGACAAAGAAAAAGAGCTTTCAAAAGCAATGCTTGATCTTTCGCCAATATGACCAATTTGTAATGAAATTAGCCAAGTATTGGTGTATTTCACAATAACTGATATTATAAATAACAACGGATTCCACCCTCCGTTTTTATGGGTGAGTATAATGGGGTCACAATGAACAAGCAGGCAGAAATAATTGAGGATGACAACGAGGAATTTGATACCGAGCTTGATGTAAGCGCAGAACATGAAGAGGTTGAAGCCGATGAGGTTGAGGCCGATGATGATGCAGAGCAAGGTGAAGATGAACAGGTAGTCATTGAGATTGAAGGGGAATCGCCACCCCCAGAGGACGATGCAAAGGCTCCAGGTTGGGTCAAGGACCTACGAAAGAGTAACAGACAAAAAGACAGAGAGAATCGGCAACTAAGAGAGCAGTTGGCTAAACTATCAAGCGCAGCGGAACCTACCGCTGTAGAACTTGGAAAGAAGCCCACCATTGAGGGCGCTGATTACGACTCTGATGTATATGAAAGGCAACTGATCGACTGGTTTGAGAAAAAGCGTGCGGTAGAAGAGCGACAGAAATCGATTGAAGCAGAAAGGCAAAAAGAACAAGAAGCCTGGAACGCTACACTTGAGACCTATGGCCAAAACCGCAAGTCCCTCAAGGTCAAAGACTTTGAAGAAGCCGAGCTAGTTGTACAGGATGAGTTGAGCAATACCCAGCAGGGGATGATCCTGCAAGGTGCTGACAACCCAGCGCTTCTCATATACGCATTGGGAAAGAATCCCAAGAAGGCCAAAGAGATTGCATCCATCAAGGACCCCGTAAAGTTTGCCTTTGCGGTAGCAAAACTGGAGACACAGTTAAAAGTGAAAAACCGAAAGGCGGCGGCAGCGCCAGAAAGAGTGATACAAGGTAGTGCTAGATCATCAGGCGCTGTTGACTCAACATTAGAACGATTGCGTGAAGAGGCTGCGCGTACCGGCAACATGGATAAAGTGATGCAGTACAAGCGGCAACAAAAAAACAAATAAATTAAGGATTAAATAAAATGGCTAATAGCTTTTCCAAAGAAGAAAGAGTGGCGTTTGAGAATATTCTGGAAGGTTTCCAGGATGCTCTCGTTCTGTCACGGAACGTTTCAGTATACAACACTGACCAGGCGATGATGGAGCGAGCAAACAACACCATCTGGCGCCCAATGCCTTACATTGCAGAATCCATCAATGCAGCACCTGGCACTGATATCAGCGGTTCTTACAAGAACATGACCCAGTTGTCTGTTCCCTCAACAATCGGCTTCTCAAAGTCCGTGCCTTTCACCCTGAACGCTCTCGAGCTTCGAGATGCCCTGCAAGAGGGTCGTCTTGGTGATGCTGCCAAGCAGAAGCTGGCCAGTGACATTAACGTTGCAATCATGAACACTGCCTCATCGCAGGGTACTTTGGTTGTTAAGCGTACCGCTGCTGCCACAGGTTTTGATGACGTAGCCCAGTGCGAAGCCATCATGAACGAGCAAGGCGTGCCCAATTATGATCGATTCTTGGCGCTGTCAACTCGCGACTACAATGGCATGGCTAATGACCTGTCAAAGGCGTCACGATCATTTGGCAACTCCAAGTCAGACAGCGCTTATGAGCGTGCGTTTGTTGGTCAGGTTAGCTCGTTTGATACGTTCAAGCTGGACTATGCAAACCGTCAGGCTGCTGCTGCAGGCGGCGGTAGCAAGACTATCAGCACGCTGGTTGGCGCTGCTAACTTCTTGGTTCCTGCTGCTACTAGCAGCTCAGTTGGCGGTCAGATCAACGTTGACAACCGTTACCAGACGGTAAGCGTTTCTGCCACTGCAGGCGTTGCTGCTGGCGACTGTTTCACCATCGCAGGTGTAACCTCTGTCCACCACATCACCAAGCAGGACACTGGCCAGTTGAAGACCTTCCGAGTGATTAGCGTGGTTAACGGCACGTCAATGGTCATCTCTCCAGGAATCATCAGCGACCAAGGTGGTAGCGATGCAGAGGCCCAGTACCAGAACTGTATTGTAGCGCCAAGCGGCACTGCTGCGATTACGTTCTTGAACACCACTGCAGCATACCTGAACCCGTTCTGGCAGAAGGACTCTTTGGAGATCCTGCCTGGTCGATACGCGGTCCCTTCAGATGCTGGCACCGCAGTATTGCGCGGCACGACCGACCAAGGTCTTGAGCTGGTAATGCAGAAGTTTTACGACATCAACACGATGACCACCAAGTATCGGTGTGACACTCTGTTCGGCGTAGTAAACAAGCAGCCAGAGATGTCAGGTGTGATCCTGTTCTCCCAGGCCTAGTGGTAAATTAGCGGGGGCTTCGGCCCCCGTTTTCACTATCAGGAGATAAAATATGCCTCTTAAAAAGGGCTATTCAAAAAAATCAATTTCAAAGAACATCTCAACCGAGATGAAGAGCGGCAAGCCACAGAAGCAGGCCATTGCTATTGCCATGTCAACGGCGAAGGAAGCGGCAAAGAAGGCCGGCAAGCCAAGCAAGGCTCCAAGCAAGAAAGGCAAATACTGAGGGCAAGACAATGGGCTGGACTAAGCGACAATTCGTCGTTCAGGCGTTTGAAGAGATTGGGCTTGCGTCTTACGTCTTTGACCTGACGCCAGATCAACTTCAAAGTGCTCTCTGGAAGCTCGACGCAATGATGGCTGAATGGAACTCGATGGGGATTAGGCTTGGGTATCCACTGCCAGGCTCTCCGCAGTACAGCGACCTGGATGCACAGACATCCGTCCCTGACATGGCCAATAGCGCAATCTATTCAAGCCTTGGAATCAGGATTGCACCAAGCTACGGCAAGATGATATCGCCTGATACAAAGTCAATGGCAAAGAATGCCTATAATGCGCTACTCAAAGCGTTCTCTGCGCCAATCGAAATGCAACTGCCTGGGACCATGCCGTCAGGCGCTGGTAATAAGCCTTGGCGCGATTATGATAACCCATACGTCCGACGACCCGTTGATCCAGTGCTGGCTGGCGAAGATGGTCCACTAGAGTACAATTAGGAGGCAAAATGCCAACCATCAATCAGTTAGCGACAATAAGCACAATATCTGGCGCCGATCAGTTACCCGTTTATTCGACAAACAATGGGGACGCCAGAAAGTCATCAATCAACACACTGATGACATACTTTCAGCAGAACTTTGCTGACCCAAACTACACGGTGGTCATTAACGCCCCGACAAATTCTGGGTTTAATATTGCGCTTGCAGACTCAGCGCAGAGCATCTGGCTCATTATAAATCCAACAGGGACATTTGCTGCTGGATCTGTAACTCTGCCGCAGGCATCAAGCTCGTATGATGGGCAGGAGATCATCATGATCTCAACCCAGACAATCTCAGCGCTTACCATCAACGGAAATGGCTCAACCTTGGTTGGTGTTCCGTTATCACTTGGCGCCGGTAGCTCGTTTACAATCAGATACAACAAGCTCCAATCAACCTGGTACACAATCGTCAATAGCTTGCAGATTGCAGGCATCGACGTGGTCACCACTACAGCGCCACAAACGCTGACGAACAAGACGATAAACCTGAGCAGCAACACGTTTATAGCGACATCAGCCGAGCTTCGCGACGCAATCACAGACGAGACTGGAACTGGCAAGGCGGTATTTGCTACCTCCCCATCTCTGGTTACACCAATCCTTGGCACGCCATCGTCTGGCAACCTTGCAAACTGTACAGGACTGCCGCCAACCGGATTGTCTGGGATAGGGGCTGGTGTATCAACGTTCCTAGCTATACCGAGCAGCGCAAACCTGTTGACCGCAATGACCGATGAGACAGGTTCTGGCTTGCTGGTATTCAATACTAACCCGACAATAGATGGCGCAAACTTTACTGGGCACGCTCAAACTGCGCCAGTTGCAGACTTAAGCTCAGGCGGCGTGCTTGACATAGACTGCACAGATAGCAACGTCTTTACGGTGACGATGAACGAGAACGTGGCAACCCTGAACATGACAAGTCCAGCACAAGGCCAGACCGTCAACGTGATATTTACTCAGGATGGCACAGGGTCCAGGACAATTGCTTGGCCGGCGTCTTTTAAATGGCCAAGCGGGTCTGCCTCAGCGCTGACAACGGCCCCGAAC